AATAAAATATTCTGGATTATAGTTAGCACTTCTGCTATCGCTATTACTGGGATGCTAACAATGGGAATGCAATAAACACGGGAGACTAATATGAAATTGCAAGATAAAGAAACTCAATCCATTGCTAAGTCAGTTAGCGATGTACTTGAGAAAAAGACAGTGAAGGAAATAAAATACCCTCACAAAATGTATAGTCCTGAAGGCAAAGAAGTCACGGCTAATAACAAGGAAGAGCATGAATCATATTCTGCAAAAGGATATACTCATACTAAACCTGTTAAAGAGGTTGATGAACCTAAGGCTAAAGGCGAGAAGGAATTTAAGGCTAAACATGCAGTTAAAAAATCAGGTATGAATACTGATGGATCTGTAACTAAAGAAGCTAAAGAATCTTCTCACGAAGAAGATGAAGGTGAAGATCAAGAAGAGCAGGAACTTTCTCCTAAACAGAAAAAGTATCAAGCTTTCTTTCAAAAGGCTTTAAAGAAATTTAAAGTTGATTCTCCAGCTGAGTTAGACAAAGAGAAAAGAAAAGAATTCTTTGACTATGTCGACAAGAACTGGGAAGGTGATAATGAAGAGGATGAAGAAGAGGCAGAATCTGTAAAAAAGCCTAAACAGGAATCGGTAACGATTACCGTTCCTGGTAAATTCATTGCTGAAAAGAATGTAACAATTGATGTTGACTGGGTTGGTAGTAAATCAGATACAGATAAGGCTGCTAAAAAATATAAAGTCAAAATTAAAGCAAATCCTCGAAAAGGAACAGCTGATATCACGGGTGATAATAAAGCAATAGTAAAGCTTTTAACTGATCCTAAGATATACGGTTGGCCAAAATCTGACGTACTAGATGTATGGCCTGAATTAAAATAATACTACCCTGGTAAGGGTGTATAGATAATTATATGATGAAGGTTTTTGACGAATTGACTAATAAAAATTTTGAGATGTTCGCAGCTCATAATTATGATAATCCGGAATGTATGTCCGTCGATGAGTTTAAAGAGGATCTTTCTAGATTTAAATATCTTAAAAGATTACTCCGAAGATACGAAGTTGATGATGATTTACAGGAAAGATTAATATTAAACCATTTAATTATAATATATAATGTATTTGGAATAGAAGCAGCGAATAGAATGATATGGTTTAAAATAAATCATGAGCATTATCATTTCATCAAACCTTTCTTAGTATTTTTACATTACTTACCCGAGGACGAAAAAGTTGAAATAGGAATGGACAAAGTTATTGTAGAAAGGCTAAGAAATTTATGAGAACATTACAAAGATATACAACAGAGAATGTAACAGAACTTAAAGAAGGCGCGGTCTCCCGCGTAGCTGATTTATTCTATGCATTTAGATTCCTTAGACTTTTAACTCAAAAATGGGATACTACTCCAGCTTTCAAACTTGGTCTTATTGATAATAAAGGCAAAAGGCTTAAAGATAAGAAGATAGAAACTCCTGGAGAGAAATCAGCCTATACTGTCTTTCATAGATTAGTATTCAACGTTAAAAGATTAATCCAAAAAATCCCTGGTGTTGGGCAAACCACACTGGCAAAATATGCTGCAGCTCTATATCTTATTAAAGAACATACTCACATGTCTGAAAAACAAATCAGAAAAATTATGGATCAAGTTGAATTAGATCTAGATTGGGATAATCTACCTCTTCAAGAATCTAAATGGTTTACTAATGTATTAGGGGAATTAAATCCTGGGCATTATACTTTAATCAACGATATAGCTTCTAGTGATACTGGAGAAATGATAGCAAAAGCTAATTCTAAAGTTAAAATTACTACTGCAGAAAAACCCTATGATACTTTCCTTGGAGAATCTATATACAAGGTACATCATTCTAAAACTGGCCAAGATATTTTCATTACAACTGGAGATATAACAAGATGATAACAGTAATTGCACTAACAAAGAGCGAAGGTGAAGATCAAAAAGATACAGTCACTAAGCTAGAACAACAATGCAAAAAGAAAGGAATACCTTTTTATGGTGTGCGATTAGGCGAAGCATTTGTTATCGATACAGATATATCTGATGATAAAGTCACTATCCATAATTTTGATGGAGAAAATAATAAGATAAACCTTAAACCTTCTAACACTGCTTGCTTTGTTAGAGGTGGAGCAATGACTGATATAGCTGGTAAAGGATTAACTAGAACATTAGAAGAAGCTGGTATGTTTATGATCAATAGATATGTTCCTATGGAATTATGTGCAAATAAATTTACAACTGCTATTACACTTAAGAAAGCAGGTATATCAACACCAAGAACTGCTCTGGTAACTAATAAAGCTTCTGTTGAAGTAGCAATGAAAGAAATAGGTGGTCAATTTCCAGTTATAGCAAAAACAATAACTGGTGCAGAAGGTATTGGAGTTATGAAACTTGAATCAAATGAATCTCTTGGTTCAGTTCTACAAGGATTGTGGAAACATGGTGCTGAAATTATACTTCAAGAATTTCTAGATGTAGATTATGATGTACGCACACACGTACTTAATGGAAAGATCTTTGCCTCGGTTAAAAGGATAGCTACTAAAGGTGGTGATTTTAGAACTAACGTTTCTTTAGGTAATGATACCGAAGTTTATGAATTAAATGATAAAGAAAAAGACTTAGTTCTTAAAGCAGCAGAGGCTAGTGGATGCTATTGGTGTGGTGTAGATCATATGGTAGTTGATGGTAAAATACATATTCTAGAAGCTAATGGATCTCCAGGAACTGGAGCAATTATGTATAGTAGTTATTATAATGATAAAAAATCTAAAGTAAACGGAATGAAACTTGTAGGTAATATTATAGATCATATAATGGATAAAGATAATTGGACATTTCCTAAAACTTCTGCTGGTGTTATAGAATGGGTTAAGGTAGAAGGAATGAAATTCAAGGCTAAACTTGATACTGGTAATTCAACCGGAGGAATAAGTATACATGCAACTGATGTTAAAGAAAAAGGAAATAAAGTTTCGTTTAAAATAAATGGTAATAAATTTATTAAGAAAATAGAAGACCAAAAGATGATTAATTCTGGAGATAATAATTGGGAAAAAAGATATTTTGTTAAATTAAACATATCAATGGGTAGTAATAGTAAAGCTAAACCTGCTATGTTTAATTTAGATAATAGATCCGAAAACGTATATTCTGTATTGGTTGATAAAGATTATCTAATAAATAATAACCTAGTGATAGATTCAGCTAAGAAATTTACACTAGGAGAACAATACAAAAGGATGGATACATTCAGAGAAATGTATAGATAATTATATGAGTAAAATTTTAACTTTTAAAATGTGGGAAGACGCAGCAGCGAATTCAGCTGGTGGCGGTGGTATTGCCGGCATCGGGGTAGGTGACAAAGGAGAACCCGGAGTACACATGAAGAAAAAGAAAAAGAAGGAAAAGGAAGTTCTTAAAAAGATGGGAGTAGAATCAAGACTTTCAGGACCAGGTAATCCCACAGGTAAAACAGATTGGGAAAGAAGAGGAAAGATGCAAGCTCAACTAAGATCTAAATTATGGAAAGAATTAGGAATGAAGCTTAAAGGAAAGAAGTGAAAACATTTAAAGAATATAGAAATATTGATATTGATACCATTGACGAAATGTCTGATGCTCAATTAGAAGCTTATGTTAGATCTTTAACTGAAGAACAACTAAATGAATTAGAGGAAGGATTATTTTCGGCTATAGGCAAACTTGCTAAAGGTGCAGGAAAACTTGCATGGAAAGGTGCTAAAGGTGCAGGAAAACTTGCAGCTAAGGGTGCAGGAGCAGCAAAACAAAGAGCTTCTGCTCAGGGTCGTGCAGATGCAGCTGAAAAGAAAGCTGCAGCAATGGAAAAGAAAAGAAAAAATTTAGAACGAATAGCAGTTGCAAGAGAAAAAATCCGTAAAGAAAAAGAAGCTATGCGTAAAAAAAGAGAAAATATGCCTCCAGGTAGAGTCAAAAAAATGATGGATGCTATTAGGAAAAAAATTAAAAAAGTAAATGATGCAGAGGATAAAGTCCAAAAGCAATATAAAACAGCTACAGGGATCAAGTGAAAAAGAGAATAAAAGAAATATGGTTAGGTATAGTTTCATTTTTCTTTCCTCGATATAAAGTGATAGTTAGTTATAATAAAACTTGGGGAGATGCAGATGATAGAGAATTTGTTGTTAAAAAGTTTTATAAAAAACAACCAAAGTTTTTAAAATTTAAAACACATGAAGGGGAAATGATAGAAATTAGAGGAGCAGATGGTTTAAATTATAGGATAGAAGAATTATGAATCAAATATTAATGGGATTGATTGTAGCACTAGGACTGGGTGGCTGGTTCTTATATAATCAAAATATAACCCTCAAAAACGAAAATACTGCCCTCACCTTTGCAGTAGAAGAACAAAAGAAAACAATTGCTGCAGTTCAAGAGGCATATGAAACCCAAGGTAAAGCCTTGAATAATTTGTCAACTAGAAATGCAGAAATTGAAGGTGAAATGAATAGATATCTGGATATATTTCGCAGACATAATTTAAACCAATTAGCCGCGGCTAAGCCAGGTCTTATAGAAAAAAGAGTAAACAATGGAACAAAGAAAGTATTCGACAGCATCGAGAACGACTCTAAGGAGCTCGACTCTCTCGATAATATTACTGGGGATATTAACCCTAACAACTAGTGGTTGCTCCATGTTTGGAGCCAAGCAGGTAGAAGTAATCTCTAAACCTATAGAGATTGAAATCATACAACCATCAATGCCAAGATCAATTGATCTTAAAGAACCATATTGGTATGTTGTATCAGAAGCAGTTATAGCTAACCCTTATAAAAAGAACGAAGAAGGCAAAAGAGATGAATCTCTGGGAAGAGAACATCCAGAATGGCCAGAAGGATATACTTACTTAGATAAATTCCTTGATGAAATGCGTAAACAAAATAACGGAGATGCAGTATTTGTTGCAATGGCCGTGAGTGATTATGAACTTATGTCAATGAATATGCAGGAGTTACGTAGATATATAAGAGAAGTACAAGAAGTTGTAGTTTATTATAGGAATGTTACCATCAAAAACCCCGATGGATCAACACAACAAGGGGTTGGGGCGTCAAATGCGCCTGAAAGTAAAAGACCCTCAATAGGGCTATTCCCTAGGAATAAAAAAGATGAATAAATATGAGGCATATGATAAAATGGTTAAAGGTATGTGCTTTCCTGTTAACACTAGTATTGGTAGTACATTCACTTGAAATAGTGTATGATATATTATACCATCATAGAGCAGGAACACTGTTTTTACCACATTAAAATGATGAAATTGAGAAATAAAATCATATAAATAATATAAGAGTAGGCCAGAGTCTACACGGAATGCAGACGTACTGCAGCAAACAGCTATCAGATAGATGATTGATAGCATGGAGAAAAGAGAATGAAAGTATTAATTGCAAGCATTCTAGGTTCGTTTTTACTACTTACCGGTTGCGCTAGTGTTAGCGGAGTTTGGGAAGCAGGAAAAACAGTCGTTACTGGTACTGTTGATGCCGTTGTTCAAGGAACAACTCAAGTTGTTTCTGCAGTAGCAGAAGACGTTTCAGATACTACAGCTTTTGTATTAGATACTACAGCAGGTGTAGTTGAAGACGTAGCTAATGAAGTTGACGAACAAACCGACGAATTACAAGACGAAAGCCCAAACGAATAAGCTCTTCTCGTTATAATGGAAAGAAGTTGAAGAGCACTCCAGAGGGAGTAGGAAATTCTAAGATCGTTATAGAAGTTGCCGACCGAAGTGAATTAGCTGAGGTGGCAACTTTCATAAGAGCTTTTTGCGCTGGCCAAAGCCAAGAGTGTGAGATTAGTGTTGTTTTTAAATAATTATTTGGAGAAATAAATGGTAGATCCTAGAATAGTTAATATTCTTACCGAGTGTTTAAATGTACCATCATCCCAAATTGTCCCAGAAGCTCACATTATCAATGATCTAGGAGCTGACTCTCTAGATACTGTTGAAATAGTAATGCGCCTGGAAGATGAATTTGATGTGCAACTGACAGATGAAGAAACAGAAGAAATATTTACTGTAAAAGATATAGTCAATTATATCGATTCTTTTTAAAAAAAGCTAAAAAAGTTGTTTACATTACCGCAGAAATGTGGTATAATATATAGAGTATTAAGGTTATGAAATGATTAGCGGAACAAGTAGCATGCAAATAAATGTCACTAAAAGAAATGGCAGTTTACAACAGTTTGATTTAGACAAGGTTCATAAAGTTTTAGAATGGGCGACCGAAGGTATTACTGGTGTATCCCAATCAGAAATAGAACTAAAAGCAAACCTACAACTATATGATAAAATCCCAGCTTATGATATTCATGAGCTTCTTATAAAAAGTTCAGCCGAACTTATCTCGGATCACACACCAAACTATCAATTCGTAGCAGCAAGATTAATTAATTATAAAATTCGTAAAGAAGTATATGGTCGTTATGAACCTTGGTCTCTTTATAAATTAATAAAATCCAATATTGATCAAGGGATGTATGATCCTAGTGTATTAAAAAATTTTTCGAAAAAAGAAATAGATCAATTAAATTCATATATAAAACATGATAGAGATGATACATTTACCTACGCTGGAATGGAACAGTTTAGAGGTAAATATCTAGTACAGGATAGGAAGACAAAACAAGTATACGAATCCCCACAAATGCTTTACATGATGGTGGCATTAACACTATTTAGTAAAGAAAAGGAAGATAGATTACCCTGGATAAAAGCTTATTATGATGCAATATCTCAATTTTATATTAGTTTGCCTACACCTATCATGGCTGGTGTACGGACTCCAACACGTCAATTTTCGTCCTGTGTGCTCATTGAATCTGGCGACAGCCTGGATTCTATTAACGCTACCTCTACTTCTATTGTAAATTATATAAGTAAAAAGGCTGGTATAGGTATCGGTGCGGGCTCCATACGTGCGCTAGGCGCGCGCATAGGCGATGGATCAGTTGTTCATACAGGTCTAATTCCATTTTTAAAGTACTTTCAAGCAGCAGTTAAGTCGTGCTCGCAAGGGGGCGTGCGCGGGGGCGCAGCAACCGTATATCTACCTATATGGCATTATGAGTTTGAAGATCTAATTGTACTTAAGAATAATAAAGGTACAGAAGAAACTAGAGTTAGACATATGGATTATGCCTTTCAATTCAACAAATTAATGTATGAAAGATTGATTGAAGGTGGTAATATAACCTTTTTTGATCCTGTTGATGTACCAGATCTATATGAATCTTTCTTTATAGATCAAGATAAATTTAAAGAATTATATGAGAAATATGAAAGAGCTTATTCTATTAGAAAGAAATCTCTTCCAGCAATAGAAGTATTCTCACAATTTCTAAATGAAAGAAAAGATACTGGAAGAATATATCTACAAAATGTTGATCATGCAAATAAGCATGGTTCTTTCATAGAAGAAAAAGCACCTATTCATATGAGTAATCTATGTTGTGAAATAGATCTACCTACTAAACCTTTAGGAGAAAAGGGAGTAGGGGAAATAAGTTTGTGTACTCTTTCTGCAATCAATTGGGGATTAATAGAAGAAACAAAAGATTTTGAAAAGTATTGTACTTTGGCAGTAAGAGCTCTGGATAATTTATTATCATATCAAAAATATCCGGTAATGGAAGCAGAACTATCTACAAAGGCTCGAAGGCCGCTAGGTGTAGGCATTATTAACTTAGCTTATTTCCTTGCTAAACGAGGACTTAAATATGATCAAAATGCCTTTGGAATTATAAACAAATATGCAGAAGCTTGGTCATATTACTTAATTAAAGCTTCAGCTGACTTAGCAGAAGAAAGAGGAGCTTGTCCTAAGTCTAATGAGACAAAATATAGCCGTGGAGAAGTGCCAATTGATACATATAAGGGTGCAGTAAATAAATTAATAAAACCGAAGCTTAGATTACCTTGGAAAGATTTAAGAAAACAACTTAAAGAACACGGTATAAGAAATTCTACGCTTATGGCATTAATGCCATCAGAAACATCTGCACAAATTAGTAATAGCACTAATGGTATTGAACCTCCAAGGGCTTTAGTATCATATAAACAATCTAAGGATGGAGTAATGGCTCAGGTAGTGCCTGGTCATTTTCATCTTCAGAATAAATATGATCTTCTTTGGGATCAAAAATCCCCAGAAGGATATTTAAAAATATGTGCTATATTACAAAAGTATATTGATCAAGGTATTAGTGTTAATACTTCTTATAATCCAGAAAATTATGAGGATCAAAAAGTACCAATGTCAGTTATGATACAAGACTTGGTTACAGCTTATAAGTATGGATTGAAACAACTTTATTACTTCAATACATATGATGGAGCTGGGGAATTACCAGTAGAAGAAGATTATGTTGAAGAATATTGGATAAGAGAAATAGAAAAAGAAGAGGATGAGGACTGTGACAGTTGTGCAATTTAATGGAATAAATCGAGAGGATTTAATGAGAGTAAGAAATAAAGAACATCAATCATTAGGAATGAAAGAGCTTAAACAGCTTGCATTTGATTTCCCAAATGATGCAAGATTGGGAGAAGAAATAAGAAGAATCGTAAAAGAAGATTCAACTTATGTAAGACCTGAAAATGCTCACCCTACCCCAACAAAAGGGGGATAGGTGGGTATCCTAAAAAAGAATAAAAAATCACATCTTGTCAAAGAAATGTTTCTTGACGAGGAAGTAGATATTGCCCGATACGATCAAGTCAGATATCCTACAATAGATAAAATAACAGAAAAACAATTAGGATTCTTTTGGAGACCAGAAGAAGTAGATGTCTCAAAAGACAAAAAAGATTTTAATTCTTTGACTGATCATGAACAACATATATTTACATCAAATCTTAAACGACAAATTATGTTGGATTCGGTTCAAGGTCGTGCACCTAATATTGCATTCCTACCTATATCTTCTTTACCCGAAATTGAAACGTGGATCGAGACTTGGTCATTTTTTGAAACAATTCATTCACGGTCTTATACTCATCTTATTAGAAATGTTTATCCTAATCCTTCGATAGTATTTGATGGATTACTTGATATAAAAGAAATACTAGAATGTGGTAATGATATAGCAAAATATTATGATGAATTAATTGCTTTTAATAATAATGATAATGATCCTGTTTTACGAAATAATCTATATAACCATAAAAAAGCATTATGGATGTGTCTTATGGCAGCTAATGCGTTGGAAGGAATTAGATTTTATGTATCCTTCGCGTGCGCATGGGCGTTCGCGGAACTAAAAAAGATGGAAGGCAATGCAAAAATTATTAAGTTTATTGCCAGAGATGAGAATGTTCATCTTGCATCTACAACTTTTATATTAAAAACTTTAATGAAAGATAGTAAAGATTTCAAAAAGATTGCAAAAGAAACCGAAGAGGAAAGTACTCAGTTATATATAAATGTAATAGATCAGGAAAAAGAATGGGCAGAATATTTATTTAAAGATGGATCAATGATAGGATTAAATGAAAAACTCCTTGCAGATTATGTTGAATGGATAGGAGCTAAAAGAATGAGAGCAATAGGGCTAACATGTCCCTATACTGCGGGAAGAATAAATCCACTCCCTTGGACGGAGAAATGGATTTCTGGCCGAAATGTACAACCTGCTCCACAAGAAACAGAAATAAGTTCTTATGTAGTTGGTGGTATCAAACAAGACGTTGACCAAGAACAATTATCTAAATTAAGCCTCTAGTGCACATTCAGATATATAGTAAGGAAAACTGCCTGTTTTGTACTAAGGCTCTAAATTTAGCAGAAAAAATAACTGATAGATATAAAGAACATACGTATGATAAATATATACTTGATGAAGATTTTACTAGAGAACAATTACTTGAAAAATTTCCACATGCTAAAATGTTTCCACAAATCACGATTGATGGAATTAAAATTGGTAGTTATACAGAATTTGCAAAAGTGTGTGGGTATTTAGATGATTAATTATTTCCATTGTCCGGAGTGTCGGATTGAATCAGAAATAAAAACAACAAATGATGAGGTTTTTGAGGAACCAAGATACTGTCCATATTGTGGATATGCAGAAGAAATTGAAGAAGAAATAGATGAAGAACTTTATGATGATAACGATTATTAGTATAATAGTCGGATGTGCAGTATATGAACCATTACCAGGATTATGTTATACCGATAAGACAGGAACTTATCTTTGTCCTGAAAAATCAAATCCAATCCCTAAAAAACCAACATGTATTGATTATGGAATGATAGAATATTGTGAAGGATTACATTCTAATGATTTAGAATGCCAATGTGTTCATCATAATGATATGAAGGATGTAACAGACTTTTTATGGAGATGATCCCCTGGAAATATAATGGTGAGGTGTTTGTTCCACCAGAGGAATTTACACCAGAGATTTGGTATGGATTTGTCTATATGATATATAGCTTGAGACCAGATGGTAAAAAATATATTGGTAAAAAATTCTTTTGGAAACAAAAAACCCTCCCTATAACTAAAAAAAGAAAAAGACGAAAGAGACTTAAGGTTGAATCTGATTGGAAATCCTATTGGGGTTCGAACAAACATTTAGTAGCTGATGTAGAAGAATTTGGACAACATATGTTCCGACGCCAGATATTACATCTTTGTAAAACCAAAGGGGAATGCGCATATATGGAAACAAAAGAACAATTTGATAGAAATGTTCTCCTTACAGAAGAATACTACAATGGTATTATTAATTGCCGAATAGGAGCAAACGCAGTAAAAAATTTAAAATAGGGGTTTACATTTGGTGTAAACTATGGTATAATAGACATTATGATTTTGCTTGATTACAGTCAGATAGCTTTAGCTAATATAATTATAGGAAAAATGCAAGATGAGGATCTTATTCGACATATGATTCTTAATAGCATTCGTATGTACAATAGAAGATTCAGAGATGAATATGGCCAAATGGTAATATGTGCTGATGGACAAAAATCCTGGAGATATGAATATTATCCTTACTATAAAGCTAATCGAAAAGCTCGATATAAAAAAGATACTTCTGGATTAGATTGGAATGAAATTTTTCGAATATTAAATATGGTACGGGATGAGATTAAAGAGAATCTTCCCTATAAAGTATTACATATGGATAATTGCGAAGCTGATGATATGATAGGAGCTTTGGTACATAATACTCAAGAATTTGGACAACATGAACCAGTAATGATTATATCTTCTGATAAAGATTTTATTCAATTACAAAAATTTAATAATGTTAAACAATTTAGTCCAATGACAAAAAAATATTTACCAGCAAAACAAGAAAATAGATTTAATCCTCGTACATACCTATTTGAACATATATGTAGAGGAGATACGGGAGATGGTATACCAAATATTCTATCTGAAGATAGTACTTTGGTTGATGAGGAACTTAAACAAAGCCCGTTAAGACAAACTGTTATAGAATTTTATTTAGAAAATTATGATGTGGAAGGAATGAATATGCCAACAGAGGTATTTCGAAATTATCAACGAAATAAAACTCTTATTGATTTAAATGAGATCCCAAAGCATATATATAATAGTATAATAAAAGAATTCATCGAACAAAAACCAGCACATAGAATGAAGGTTTTAAATTACTTAATTAAAAAACGATGTAGAAATTTGATTGAATCAGTGGAGGAATTTTACAATGGCTGAACGATTAATCACCGAAATCCTATCATTTGCAGCAGGATTAAAAACAAAGAAAGAGAAGATAGAATATCTTCAGGCAAATTCAAATAGACCTTTAAGGACTATTCTTAAAGGAGCTTTTGACCCAACACTCCAATTTAACTTACCAGAAGGAGAACCACCATATAGAAAAGACGATGCACCGAAAGGTATGTCTCCGTCTAACTTGCACAAGATTACTAGACGATTTAAATATTTTAATAAGGGCGGAATAGGTGATAATATATCAGCTGGTCGTCGCGAAAAAATGTTTATTGATTGTTTAGAATCATTGCATCCAGACGAAGCACAATTAATTTTATACATGAAAGATAAGAAATTGGGCGGCAAATATAAAGGCATAACAAAAGCCTTAGTAAAAGAAGCTTTTCCAACTATTATCTCAGAAGGGGTTTCAACTCCAAGTGAAGCGGAGGAGAAACAAGAAGCTAACTAAATCCGAAAGGAGGTGATCCTAAAAAAAGATTATGAAGGACTTTCCATCAACATCGAACAAAGGAGGAAATCACCAACAAATTTAGGAATTGGTCTATCTGCAGTAGGCCAATTCCGCCTTTAACGTTATTATGCCAAGATATGATTTTAAAAATATGAAGACAGGTGAAGTGAAAGAATATTCAATGAGCTGGCGAGACCTTGACCAGTTTAAAAAAGATAATCCCGATCTACAACAAATAATAATACCACCTAATATGATTACTAGGAGAGATGGTGATGTGTTGAAGAAAGCTGGCGCTGGATGGAATGAAGTCCTACAAAAAGTTGGCGAAGCACATCCGGATAGTGAAGTAGCTAAAAAGAATATTCGTAGAACAGCAAAAGAAGTAGCTTCAGAAAAGGTAGCTAAGAAACACGGACTTAAATAATATGCCAGCATTTTTACACGAGAAAGTAGATATAAAGGAAAGTAATCTTAAACAGATTAATAGAAAATCTGGTAGAGTTTATATGGATGAAGAGGGTAATGAATATCCTTCTATTACTTCTGTTCTATCTATTCTAAGCAAAGAAGGAATAATGAAATGGCGCGAGCGCGTAGGCGCGGAAGAAGCAAATAGGATTAGTCGCCAAGCAGTTCAAAAAGGAAATGAAGTACATGATCTACTTGAAATGTATGTTAATAATACATATAGACCAGCGACTAAAATTCATGCTTCGGCCGAAGGACCGGGAGGTGCAGCTGATCCATTGCCACACATAATGGAATTATTTTATAATATTCATCCTATCATAGATCAAAACCTAAGTAAGGTATATGCTACAGAACAAAGATTACATTCTAAATATTTAAAAGTAGCTGGAACAGCAGATTGTGTAGGGGTTTGGAAAGGAAAGAATAGTATTATTGATTGGAAAACATCGAACAAATGGAAAAAGAAAGAATGGGTAACAAACTATTTTATGCAAACTGCAGGATATGCAATAATGTGGGAAGAATTAACAGGCATGCCTATAACTCAACTAGTTGTATGCATAGCTGGGGATCAAGGTCCGCAAATCTTTATTGAACATAGAGATAATTGGGACAAAGAATTAATTGAAACAATTGATAAATATAATCGGAGATAATTATGAGACAAATGATCATAGACGCTTTAAGAAAATATTATCACGGTGAAATTGCGAAACATAAAGCAAACATCGAAATATTTTTAGAAGCTCATGCTGGTGTTGGCGATCATCCAGATGTAATTGAAACTATCGACAAATTAGTCGGAGAAATTGCAGAATTTGATGATAAGCTAATGGCACTAGATACTCATTTTAGTGATACAACACCTAGAATATAATTTTAAATAACTTGTGCATATAAATAGAAATATGAACAAGAAAATAATAAAACTTATTCTAGAGGCAGCCGGAAAGGGTTTAACTATATTTGACGTTGATGAAACTTTATTTCATTCTAAAGCTAGAGTACAAGTAAAGAAAGATGGTAAGGTTATAAAAGACTTAGATAATGTACAATTTAATTCTTATAAGCTGAAAAAAGGAGAAGAGTTTGACTTTGGTCAATTTAGATCTGCTAAACTCTTTAACCAAACTTCAACCCCTATAGGGAAGATGATTGCTAAAGCAAAAGCAATTATTAAGAATGCTACAAAAGCTGGATCTAAAGTTATTGTAGTAACAGCTAGAGGTGATATGGATGATAGAGATTTATTCATCGATACCTTTAAAGCCCAAGGGATTGATATGAGTAAGGTTTATATTGAGAGAGCTGGGAACTTAGGTTCAGGTAGTACATATAAAGATAAACAAACGGTATTTAAAAAATATTTAGATAGTGGT